GTTTTGAGCCTAACCACGCCCGACCTCGACTGTAACCGATTCCTACGTCTATGTTTTCAAGACAAAGCCGCAACGATGGCGGCGAACATGATTGAAGGCGACGTTCGCCAATCCATTCGCTCCGTGTTTGAGTTTGCGGTCATGAGTCCTAACTCCACCGCCGGTTCGGACAAAATGATGCGCGTTATCGAGGCTGCAATCGTCAGCGAGCGCGACCTCATCAACGGCGTTGATGCCGACGTTGTACGTTTTAATTTCGCACGAATGCTTTGTGGAGGCTCGGTCTGAGCAACCTTTATACCCCTCGCTTTGAAGCGACAATATACACAGGAAGTGAACCCAATGGTGAACACAGACGAAATGATGAACAAGGTTGCGGCGCAAGTCGGGACCGACACGAACACCCTGAAGGCGAAGATGGACGCGGTTCTCGCAACCGAGGGTCCGGCTTGGTCTTCGGCCGGAAAGACGGACGACCAAGTGCAGACGCTCGCAATGCGCGTCGCCGCACGTCAGATTGCCTCCGAGGCGGCCAAGATGGCCCGCTCCGGCGCTACGCTGATGGAAGGCATGTTCGTCCACGTCCCCCGCTACAAGGATTGGGGCGAAATGGCGTACAAGAAGATGGAGACCACGCTGAAGTCCCTCGACATGGACGGGCGGCTCGCTCTCGTGTCCCAAGGTGCCCTTTACCTCTATGAAGACAACATGGACGGCTCCTTCACCCGCCACGGCAACCCGAGTCTGCTCGGTCGCCGACCCTTTGAGGAAGGCTTGGACTCCGTGGACGTTGACGCCCTGCCTGACCGCAGCGCCTCGCTCGACGCCGTGACTCACTTTTCCCTCGTGTGGGACAAGAACAACATGACCTTCGCGAACGGGAATGAGAACTTCAAGTACGGGGCCGCTCGGCCCCTGAGCGAGAAGGACCGCACCTGCTTGTTCCTTGGACGCCCCAAGGGCGCTGACGCTGAACCCACGCTCTTTGAGGTCCGCCTGTCCGATGCCGAAGCCGAGGCTCAATTCCCGACCTTCGTGACGGGAACAATCGGCCTGAAGGTTGCGAACAAGCCCGGTCTGTGCTACGGCACGAAGGCCACCACGTTCACCGAGGATGCGAGCGTCGCCAACATCTTCTCCGGTCCACCCCTCGTCATCGCTGACGGCACCCCGTCCGGCCCGGTGCGCGATTGGCTCGGCAACACCTTCATGCCCTCGCTGAAGGAATGCGCTGCCCACTACGCGACCCTTGACGGCAAGGAGCGATGGGACACCATTTACGGAACCGTGGTCGAAGTGGCTCACATTGACCCGCGGGACAACGGCGGCTACACCGTCGTCGTTGGCGACCTCGACCTGCTCTCTTCGCACCCGACCGTGGACGTTTACGTTCCGGCCGAACACGCGCACCTCATTGACTTCGGCGTTGGCTCCGAAATGGTCGTCGTCGGTCAGCCGTGGTCCACCCGCGAGGGCGAGGCGCGATTCAGCGTGAACGGTTGGTGGTGCATGGACGGCATCGCACCTGTCGAAGTTTCCGTCGCCGAAGACGAGGACGGTGCTTGGGACGCTTGAGGTGCTTATCGTGGGAATCGAATGGACGAGCGCACGTTGCACAAATTGTGGTTGGGAAGCCGACCGCATGATGACGGAGAAGGCGAAGAAGCGCACTTGCCCGTATTGCGGTGAGAACGGCCTCGTCCCACGGTAAGCAACATTCATAACGAACGATTCAGGAGTGAACATCATGTCTTGGGGAACACAACAACAAACGAAGAAGCAAGAAGCGACGGCCACGGTCGGGTTCGGTAAGGACTATTACCGTGACCTTTTCAACAACAACCGCGCACAGTCCGTGCCGGTTCGCTGCGCCCTCGTCGCGAAGGAGAACTGCGCCAAGACGGGACTCGGCGTTTCGCTCATCCGTCAGGTCAGCCCGAAGGGGTCCATTTACGTCTTCGACGTGGACAATTCGGCACAGTCCACCATTGAAGCAGCCTATCCCGACGACGAGGAAATCGTCGTTCTGCCCCTGCTTGACGAGCGCGACGATTCCATCTATCAGGACGATGGCGTGTCTGTGGACTACGCCAACCTGATTGAGAAGGTTCAGCACTTCGTCAGCATTGTGGCTGAGAAGTCGGGCGACGAGGAAATCGCGGGCATCATCTTCGACGGTGGCTCCACCTTCCTGAAGTGGTGCGAGCAGGCGATGACCGCCTCGCTCTTGCGCCGTGGCGTCATCAAGGAAGAGGGCGACGGCTTCAATCAGAAGGAATGGCGCGAGCGAAACCGCTTGTTCCGCGACACCCTGACCCGCCTCCACGGTCTGCCCGTGCCTGCGGTCGTGTTCACCTTCCACATGAAGGACGTGTCGGAGTATGTGGACAATGGCTCCGGTGGAAAAGTCATGATGAAAGTAGGCGAGAAGCCTGAATGGGAGAAGGGGACCATGCGCCTGTTCTCGCAGCAAATCTTCCTGTCTCGCTACATGAAGAAGGCTGATTCGGCAGCAGGCATCAAGGCTGACCCCACCCTGAAGGATGGCGATTGGGTCGTGAAGGCCACCATCGAAGAAATGAAGGGTCGCCACATGGAACACCTCGGCGAAACGCACACGATTCTCAAGGTGAGCGGGAACAAGGTCGAATGGACCGGCCTACCGATGTTGACGTGGGGTTGATTGGTTGCCTGACGTTAGCATCGTTCGGACTTCCGAACTCGTCCGCCTCCTTACGGTGATGAGGCGAGAACAGGTAGTCAGCGGGAAGAAGCAGGCTCAGGTCGAGTCTTGCATGGTTCGCTTCGGGAAGGGTCCGACGAATGAAGGGACGTGCAGCATCCTCAGTCTGACCCGTGACTTGACCGGACTTACCTACCTCCGTTGCGATGCGGGAACCGTTTACGAGGATATGCTCGTACCCATCCCCGACATTGACCGCGTGTTGTCCATCCTGAAGATGCACGACGAATGGCTCACCGTGGACTACAAGCCCTCGGAGGGCAAGGTGTTGTTCAGGTCGAAGGGAGATGTAGGGAAGTGGAGGAAGCAGACGACGCTTCAGGTCAGCGGGGAAGCCAAGGCATTTTCGCACAGTCCCGAGTCCGTGAGCGCCTTCCACGAGAAGTCCCTAACGCTTTCCGAACGGATAGACCCGTACAAGGCAACCTACACCGACCGCGAGGGAAGGGAAATTGCTGCCTGCGCTACGTTCGTGGCCGATGCGGAGCAGATTTACGCCGCCCTGCGTTTTGATTCCGCGAGCAATCAGCGACTCAACAGATTTACCTTTGAATTCGACGGCGAAAGGAATTACCCTGATGTTAAGGTGATTGTCGGCGACCCGATGTACGGTCAAACCGAAACACGTCTTGATTGCGAGGACTCCGACAGTCCAATGGGGACTGAGGACATTACCAAGAAAACGCGCCTCTCGATGACTTTTGAGGGTGGACTCGATTACCTTTTCAAGCACATGAGCGGGGAATGCAGCGTGTTTTTCTTCGACTTTACGCACGAGGAACAGGGCTACCGCCTCGGCGTCCGATTCAACGACGGGTCATGGGCTTTCCAAGCCGGTGTCCTGTGAAACACAACAAGGGAAGGCGAACCAATGAAATACAACGCTGAAGGTTCCTCCAACGGTTCGGCGGGCCTTGTGTCTGCTCGCGGCGTGGCCTTCCCACCTGATGTTGCCGAACAGGTGCGACGCACCACGATGCACGACCTGTCCCCTTCCCAAATACGACAGGTGAACGAATACCTCGGCGACATTTTCATTTCGCGTCGAAGAATGCAGGTCAAATTGGCCGTCGGCGCGGTCCTTCTGTACGAATACGAGGTTGGGGAACCGTTCTCGTCAGCCACAATCGCAAACAAATGCCTTCGCTACATCAACAAGAACATTTCGGTCAGTTCCAATTCGGTTTCGGGTTTTCTCAAGGTGATGTTTAGTAAGGGCCTTCTTTCTTATGAACAACACCATTCGGGGAGGGTTTGGTGGAGGAATCAATGATGCCGCCCCGAAAGGCTTGGAGGAAGTGCATTGGTTGTGGTGAAGTTCGCTTTACCGGGGTGGCGTATCACCGTTTCAGGAAGAACGGCCGCAAGCAATCGTGCGGCTCTTTCCGTGTTATTGACCGCGACTCAGACTTCGTTCCGCCGCAAAGGGAGACAAGCGGTTGATATAGGCTTCTAAGCATGGGTGATTCATGGTGAAGGTACGCGACCCAAACACGGGCGAACAAATCGAGATTGACGTAAGCATGGACGAATTCAGGTCAGACCGATACGAGGTCGAACGCGAGGGCTACACGCTCTTCGTTGATGTGACCTACGGCTCCGTTCCCTCCGAGCGCCTGTATCGTGATGCCGCTTGGCTCACGGGCGCTTACGTCACCGAGGGTCGCACGATGGCTGATATTGCGAGGCAGTTTGCCGTCAGCCCGATGACGATTCACGGTTGGTTGGTGAAGCACGACATTCCCACGCGCCCACGCGGTCGTAAGTCGTGACGTTTATATCCCTCCATCCAAAGGGTAAGGCATGATTGTCGAACCCTACGGGCGGAACGATGTTCTCGTTCGTCACCGCGACACCGAGGGTAGGCGCATCGAAACGCGCATCACCGACTACCTCCCTTGGTGCTACGTCAGCAAGGAATCGGGCGCTTGGGTCGAAGGGCGCAAGACCGACGGCTATCGCTGCGTGTTTGGCGAGGAATTGGTAAAGGTCGAGACTTTTCAGGATTATGATATTGGACAGATGAGCCGCGACGGCGAAACGTGGGAAGCGAACGTCCCGTTCACGAACAAGGTCTTGG